CAGGAAGGAGCGAGTCTGCTCACCGTCACCCCACACTTCGATAGATCCTCCGACCTCCGGGAGTTGAGCAACCTTGCGGCAGATAGCAGCTGGAGCCTTCTCTCTTCCACCGTCCCAGGTTCCTTCGACCCCAAAGATATTGTGATAACGGGCAACACGAACAGGAATACCATAGTTACGGTTGTAAGCCAAGTACAGTCTCTCTGAAAAAAGTTTCTCCCATCCATATTCACTGTCTGGTGCTGCTGGGTATGCGGATTCTTCACTACAATCAGGATTATTAGGGTCTAGTTGATTATGTTCTGGGTAAGCACAAGCAGAACTAGAATAGAAAATCTTTGTTGTATTAGTTCCTTTCCTATCATTCAATTCTCTTTGAGCATTGAGAATATTCAAATTAACCTGGCAGGAATTATGCATAATGTCAGCATCATTCTCACCAGTAAATACAAATCCTGCTCCACCCATATCAGCAGCGAACTGATAGATCTCATCAAATGGTTGTGTATACTTTGAAGAAACAAACCGATAAAAATTACCAGCATTACCTTTAAACTCAACTACTCTTTCTGTGAATAATTGGTTTGTAAGGTCTCCTACAATAAACTCATCTGCTGCTGTATCAGAATACTCTGGACACTTTAGATCAACTCCTCTGACCCAATATCCTTCTTCCTTGAGTCTCTTTACCATATGGCTTCCAATAAAACCACCAGCACCGCAAACAAGTGCTGTTTTTGTATATTCAGTCATAAATTAATTAATCTCCTTAGTATGTATTATACCACTAAACTTTGTTTATACCAACTATAGGTCTGCTTAATACCATCTCGCAAACTTATTTTAGGATTCCATCCAAAAGATTTAATCTTATCAATGTTCAAAACTTTTCTAGGAGTTCCATTTGGTTTTGAATCATCCCAATTAAATCCACCAGTGAATCCAACTACATCTGAAATGATAGATACCAGTTCATTAATAGATAAATCTTTTCCTGTTCCCACATTAACAATCTCAGGATCATCGTAGTTATTCATTAAGAATAAGCACGCATCAGCAAGATCATCAACATGAAGAAATTCTCTCATAACCAATCCACTACCCCAAACATCCATACGCTTTCCTTCCGCTTTACCTTCATGACATTTACGCATTAATGCTGGAAGTACATGTGATGTTTCTAGATCAAAGTTATCATTAGGTCCATAAAGATTAGTTGGCATCAATGAAATAGCATTAAATCCATACTGCTCACGATAAGCTTGACACATCCTAATGCCAGCAATCTTAGCAATAGCATAAGATTCATTAGATGGTTCCAATGCACCTGTTAGTAGATACTCTTCTTTAATTGGTTGAGCACAATACTTAGGATAGATACAAGATGATCCAAGGAATAAAAGTTTCTTTACTCCATGGCGATATGCAGCATCAATTACATTAGTTTGAATTGCTAGATTATCTCTAATAAACTCTGCTGTATATTTTTTATTTGCTACAATACCACCAACCTTAGCAGCAGCAAGGAACACATACTCTGGTTGATTAACACGAAAATATTTTTCAACATCATCTTGCCGCGTCAAATCAAAATGAGATCTAGGAGCAGAATAAATGTTCTCATACCCCTCCTCCTTCAATTTTCTTATGATTGCGGATCCTACCATCCCAGTAGATCCAGCAACTAATATTTTAGAATTACTGTCCATTTTTACACATATCCTCTACAAGTTTATTAAAGTTAATTTCTGGTTCCCAACCAAGTTCTTTCTTTGCTTTAAAAGAACTTCCCAATAGACTATCCACTTCAGCAGGTCTAAAGTACTTGGGATCAACTGCTACAATTGTTTTCTTAGTCTTCTTGTCCATACCAATCTCATCTTCACCTTCTCCTATCCACTGAAGATCAAATCCAAAATAAGGTGCTGCCTTATTAACAAAATCTTTTACCGAATATTGTTCTCCTGTAGCAATTACATAATCATCTCCACTATCTTGTTGGAGCATTAACCACATTGCTCTTACATAATCCTTTGCGTGTCCCCAATCTCTCTTGGCATCCAAGTTTCCAAGATAAAGAACTGCTTGATCATCATTAGCAATACGCGATAGACCTTGAACAATCTTTCTTGTTACAAAAGTTTCACCTCTTCTGGGTGATTCATGATTAAAAAGAATTCCAGAACTAGCATGGAATCCATATGCTTCTCTATAATTCTTAGTAAGCCAATAAGCATAAACCTTAGAAGCACCATACGGTGATCGTGGGTGGAATGGCGTTGTCTCCGTTTGTGGAACTTCACGAACTTTACCAAACATTTCAGATGAAGATGCTTGATAGATTCGTGTTTTCTTCTTCATCCCAAGAAGTCTAACTGCTTCTAGAATACGAAGAGTTCCTAATCCATCTACATTACCAGTATATTCAGGAGTCTCAAAGGAAACTTTAACGTGACTCTGAGCACCTAGATTATAAATCTCATCGGGTTGAACCTTCTGAATGACGCTAATAATATTAGTAGCATCCGTTAGGTCTCCATAATGAAGTTTGATCTTATTAAAAATATGATCAATTCTATGCGTATTGATCAACGAAGAACGACGAACAATACCATGAACTTCATATCCTTTAGTCAAAAGGAACTCGGCAAGATAAGAACCATCTTGCCCAGTGATCCCTGTAATAAGAGCGGTTTTCATTTTAACCTTTTGTTCTTCCGAATAGATTCATTTCAATTGAATCAAGTCTACCCTTCAAAGCAGAATCATCACCGCCACCACTAGCATTACACTTTTCTTCAAGTGCTTTTACTGCAGATTCCAATGCCGACAATCTTGCTTCTGTATTACTTGTAGTAGTTCCAAATACACCACCAGATGATGTATTGCTTTTTTTAGTTGACATAATTTTATTTTAAAGTAACGTACTTTATTTAGTTTGATATTAGAATATATTTCATTTTACCTCAACCTCTTGAAGATCTGTAGTTAAAACATCAATCAAAATATCATAATCATCCAACGGTTCGCCAGAGAATATTACACCTTCATTCTCATAATAACGACGTACCTTTTTATAAAGTTTTGGATTTCTTACATCTAGGAAAAATTCTCCAGTAGCGGCACCCTTAAGTGTCTGAACATCTTTCTTGAATTTTGATGTGATCGTCATTGTTTTGTGTGATTACATAATAATTATAAGAGATCCGGAATGCTATGTCAAGTAAATGAGACAGTACTTTAAGTGTCCTATGCTCCTTCGTTATGCTCCGTATAGATACGATCAATCTCAGCATCAACTGGTTTCATTACAACAGTTGATTCTCCATTTGTTATTTCTATGCTTTCACCGTTTTCAACTCTAACAATCATCTCATCCCAATTTTCTTGGAACTCTTCTACTGTAAGTTTCTTCATTTACCAAAATTGAACCTCATTATTTATCGTACCTCAAAATCCAATTTACGAACTTTGCGTTTACGTCTTTGTTCTTGCCATGCAATGTCTTCTGAAGAAAGAACATTCTTATTCTTCTTCATATTTCCAGAATCAATCATAACCACTAAACCCAGATCAACTGCAGATAACTTATCTCCAATGAGTGTGGTCATATTACTACAACCACAACACTTTGTTTTGCCGGGATGACTAGTCAATTCTTTATTACATTCTTTACATCTTACTACAATCATGGTTATGCACACTTACAATCTTTGGCGTCTTTATTAAAAATAGGAAGATTACGAAGATCTGTTCCAGGATCTGTTCCTGTTAATTCTGAAAATGATCCCAATCCCTTAAAGGCCTTAGGTTCACCATCCTGAACTACTTCTTTTTTAGGTTCTCTAACAACTTCACTCCAATCCTTATCAAAAAGTTGCAAACCTTTATCAGTTAAGACATGATTATACATTCCTTCAAATACTTTAGGTGGCATAGTAACTACATCAGCACCACCTGCAAAGCATTCAGAAACACTCTTAACATCTCTAAGTGATGCCGCAAGAACATTGGTACCCATTACCATTTGCTCTCTATAAAGTTTACAAATATCTTTAACTAACTGTACACCACTAATTGAGTTATCATCAAGTCTACCAACAAAAGGTGAGATATATGTTGCTCCTGCCTTTGCTGAAAGAATTGCCTGCGCTGCATCAAAAATCAAAGTAACATTTACTCTAATAAGATCCTTATTAAGCATTTTACATGCTAGCAAACCATCTGGTGTACAAGGTACTTTAATTGTAGCACACTCACCAAACTTTTTAGAAAGTCTACGACCTTCATCTAGCATTGCAGCAAAACCACCCATTACTTCCATACTGATATCAAGAACACCAATGTCTTTAAGTTCTTGATATACTTCTTCAGGATCTCTTCCACTCTTTCTAATCAGAGTAGGATTAGTAGTTACTCCATCAATCAATCCAGTCTCAAAATGCCTACGAATTACATCAGTTTCAGCAGTATCTAAAAAGATTTTCATTGTTAATTGTTCTTCCATTATGTTTAGTATTTAGAATATGGGTTGCCTGCGGATCGAACGCAGGACCGGTCGGTTAAAAGCCGAATGCTCTACCTCTGAGCTAGCAACCCAAACTCCCCCACCTGGGCTCGAACCAGGGACAACAGAGTTAACAGCTCCGGGCTCTACCAACTGAGCTACAGGGGATTGACGGGATAGATGGGATTTGAACCCACGACCTTCGCAGTGACAGTGCGATGCTCTAAACCTGCTGAGCTACTACCCCTGAGTGGGCCAGGTTAGATTTGAACTAACGTAGGCAGAGCCAACGGGTTTACAGCCCGTCTCCTTTAACCACTCGGACACTGACCCAAGGTGCCTTCAGAGGGACTCAAACCCCCAACCTATCGATTACAAATCGATTGCACTATCAATTGTGCTATGAAGGCAAGAGCGGATAACCAGGCTCGAACTGGTGACAAGAGGTTGGAAACCTCGCATGTTACCGCTACACCATACCCGCATATGAGATGATGGGCCTTACACGAAGAGGAAGTGGTGGTGGTCTCTCCGATGCCCATACCTATTATTATAGACCAAAATTTTCATTTGTCAACAGGCTCACTAGGAATCGAACCTAGAATAACTCTTTAGAAGAGAGTAGTTATCTCCATTTAACTATGAGCCCTTCCATTTCCATAAGATACACCCAATCCTGTTATAGGATCAGGTTGTACAGCACCATACTTGTCTCTCATCCTAATAAACATCTCTGTCCATTCTTCTGCATTCTGATCACTCTTGAATATGTTATTTTCATTAGCATACTCAAGATCAGGATCAATCTCTTTCATTAAGTTCTAAAGACATAATTTCAACATCTTCTACACCATCAAGATCAATCCATTCTGCAAACTCTTCATACAAAGCCCGTGCATATTCATGATTTGTATTATCAATCCTTTCCAATGCCCATTCACGAATACCTGAGACAATATCTTCAGTCTGTGTTTCCATAATAATCTTTTCGGAAGTACCTTGAGAGGATGTTGCTATTGTAGTACAAGGGGGTTCCGTCGTCAAGTGACTCTGTGAGGACATTGTTGTAGAAGAGTTGTCTGGTCTCTTCAAAGTTTGTTTTACCTTTTGTTTTATGGAGGGAAAGTATTTTTCTTTGGAAATTTTCTTTACCAATTTTATCAACATCTTCCCTAAGTTCTGGACATGATCCATAATACTTCTTCCAATCAGATTCGGATTTTACTTTTCGTTTTTTTCCTTTTGGTGTTCTAAACTGCCAAAAATACTTTCTCCCAACGTATTGTCGTTGGTTCTTGAGATTGGTAATGTTATAAACAAAACCAAAGTAGTCATGAATATCAGCAGAGTTAAAAACTTTGCCATTATAATTCCAGGGATTTTCATAGTCAACAGGCATAGCCTACCACACATTCATGTCTTTATTTAGAAATAGACACAATAGTTAATAGGTGTTGTATCGTGTATAAATACTTAAACAGCGTGGAACTCAGGCCATGAGTAGCGGTCAATTAAATAAAGTAGATATGCAAGCAAGAGCATTTAAGCTCAAAAATGAATTATATGATAGGTGTGAACGTCACGAACTATCTGAACAAGAATGCCGTGGAGCAGACGAATACTTAAACAAAGTCCTTGATG